CTAAAATGTTTTATCATCTGCATTCATACCACTGCCTCTATAATAATCTCTTGTGACTCGTTTTTGTTTAAAATCATCTAAGTCAACATAAAAAAATCCATCTTCGTTTAAATCATTCTCACTATACTTGACTTTATATTGATGAAAATCAAAAATTGCAAATGGACCAACACTAATAATTAAAATTCCTTCATTAAGTCTAAAAGATGAATCTATATAAGTACGTACCATATCGCATATATAATTTGAAGCACGCGTTAATTCAATCATTAAATCTTCAACTAAAAGGACATGAAAAGTATATTGATCACGTAATCTTCGATAGATACTTTCATCATCATGCCATTTTAATGAATAAAATCTTTCTGTAAAATATTCATCACCTCTTTTATCAGTATGTTTTTTAAATGTGTTTAAAAAATCTTGTAAAATTCGTCTAAAATTTTCAAAAGCATCTTCGAGCTTTTTATATCTTCCTGGCCAAATCCTAGTAAATATCCATTTATTTAACTCTATTTGTAAAACCGCAAATAAATGAGAATTACGTTTGCAAATAAATGAGAAAACTTAGCAAACTTACCGATCTAAAATTCTCATTTATCCGCAATTATATCAACTTTAAATAGCCTTTAAACACTCTTTATAATCAATTCCTTAGCCTGCTTTTGTTTTGCCCCGTTCAAACTATAGACCGTCTGCACCTCTATGATCTCAAAGTCTTTGTACAAGTCTCTAACAACCTCACAGTCGTTATACGATAAAACGAATTTGCCCTGTATATTCTTAAGCATATTGGATAGCTGCACGTGCTGATCTATATGAAAGCCTTGAGGCGTATTGTAATAGCTCTCTGTGCCTATATATGGTGGGTCTAAATAGAAAAGTGTTTGTGGATGATCGTATGTGTTTATGAGCTTTTTAAAGTCCATATTCTCAATACATACACCTTTGAGACGTTTATTCCAAACGTAGAAGTCACGGTAGATATTTTTAACACGAGGCTTTGCTCCTCTTGGCATTGCAAAGCTATTAGCTCTTGAGCCAAAAGAGAGTGAGAGCAAGTAGTAATAGTATGCTGCACGTTGGACATCATTTCGAGGCTGTAGCGCTTCGGCTTTTATCTTAGAAAAGATATCCCTTGAGATGAGCATTCGATTAAGATGCATTTGCAGTGATTGTGGTTTTCTTTGGATTTGAAGATGAAGATTAACAAGATCAGCATTAATGTCATTAATAACTTCTATCTTTGATCTGGGCTTACGGTAAAAGACATTTAAAGCCCCTCCGAAGACCTCACAGTACCGTTCATGTTCTGGGAACTCTTCGATAATTCTATTGGCAAGCTTTGACTTACCTCCGACCCACGCAAACGGGGCAACTTTTGGGATGTTGTGATACTCTTTGAGTCTCTCCATGTAAAACCTTTCATTTTGGAATATTTTTAAACAATCGTTTAGAAATATTCTAGAATTTGATTACAAGGAGTTTAGCAGCTTACTTGGGAGCGGAGGGTAGCTCCTCCGCTTGATTTATTTAATACTCCATATCTTTTAATAAAGCTATAGCATCCAACCTCTGTGCATGTAACACCCATTTGTTGCTTTCATATGGGATCGTGATAATCCCTTGCTCATGCCTGAGTATGTAGCTTTCAACCCACTGGGTGTCGTTAAGCAGGTTAAGAGCATCTTGTGCCTCTTTTGCTAAAAGTTCTTTTTCTGTTTCCAACGCTAAAGCATCCTTAAGCTCTTGTGGCTCTTCGCCTACCGTATATGCCTTAAAACCTTCAACAAGGAAAGAACCGTCGTATTCTCCAATTTCTAGGGTACCGTTTAAGATTCTATATTGACCTTGTTTCATTAGTTTTTACCTCCAAATATAATAACACTAATACTTGCAACATTGTGTGTTGCTACACCTGGCTTTAGAGCGGCTATAGAAACTTTATTTAGGCTTTTACCTACTTCTACGAATACCTCAGAGTCGGGGGAAATACATGATCCCGCAACAGAATAATTTTTATTATCCATAGGAGTAGTGAAATATAGATCATATAAACCTGTACCAGTCCTAACTACCGTCGAAAAATTAACACTATCGTTAATTGTTGGAGGTGTTGTTGTACCATCAAAGCTTATCAAAGCAGTACAAGCATTTTTCCCTTGAAACTCAGAGGCTTTAATGATGTCCTTATACTCAACCTTTGCCAACTGCTCAACGTAAGCGACTTGACCACCTGCATCAGCATAGACAATAGCATCAAGGTAGTTTCGTGAGATTATTTCAACAGCATTGCTCAAATCTGGTGTGCCATCATTGTTAATAGGATAAATTGTTAGATTGTCCCAAGTTGAGATTGCACCTGATATGTTATTATTTACTAAACTCAAATATAATGTAGAAGATGTTGCCACAAAATCAACATGGTCACTGCCTAGTGTTGAGAACGTCGGTGTTGCATATATCTCCCCACCTCTGACAGAGGTACCTATTTTAAAGGAATTTGTGGTTGTAGAGGAGGTACAAGAAAAATACGCTCTATATTTTTTACCGACTATTGCCAAGAAAGAAGTCCTAGCCATTCCATAAGTAGCGCCATTATTTACTATGCTCAATTCACCATTTACACTGGATATAACTGCTGCAGTGCCACCAGTATTTTCATCAGCAGTCCAGTTAGTTATCGTATCAAAGCTATCCGCAAATACACATATACCTGAGTACCATTTATTGGTATGTTGATTAAAAAAGTCACCAAAACCACTATATCCTTTGCCTTGTGTACCCCAGTCATATTTGCTAACACCATAAGTACCATCTACTTTCAAGTACGGATAGTTCTTGCCTTGTGTTAAAGTGATACCTGTAATAGTCTCATTTTTTGAGAGAATTGTATTTTTTGTACCTTTAGAGTCAATGCCCTGTGCGAAAGGAACGAGAGCATTGAGATTTAAGTTACTTGCATCTGTAGCCCTTGGATATTTGGATTTACCTGAGCCGCTATCGTTGTCGTAAACAGCTAGATACATGTACATGCCGCCAGACGCATTATATTTAGGATCTGTACCAGTTACAGTAAACCCATCTACGTTTATTTGAAATGCCGCACTTATTTCAGCCGTACTTAAGTTAGGTGCAAGTGATACTCCACTCCCTCTTACACCATCAAAAATAAACCAATCTCCTGTGGTGTCTATTCTTTTACCCATTACTAAAGTTGGTTTTTTTCTAAGTATTATTTTTAAATTAGCTATCCCAGTACCACCGAATGTGCCTACTTCATAATTACCAATTAGCATATTATTAGCATCATAGTAGCTATTTGCCCATCCGTACATAATGAAAGTATTGCCAACTTGGTTTGTGTTTATACCAGTTCCAGATATATTAACTGCTGTGTCACTAGACATTGTTGTAGCTGTGAAGAAACCATCTGTTCTATTTAAATAACCTCCATTAAGAGTATCAAAATAATATGTACTCCAATCTACTACTGCGCTTAGATTTTTGATGTGGCATAATGACAACTTCTTAGCTAAGTGATGTGGTATTTCATGCCCTACTAGACTACTACCTTCATATTTAACAATGGTAAACCCAGTAAAAGGATTATAATGGCATGTATAAGCTTTACCATGATTGGTAATACCTGATATCTGATGTGTTGTTTGAAAATTCCAAGCAACAAGCGCATCACCCAGTTTATTGACATAGTTATCAGGATTATTGGTTATATCAAACCCTATGCTTGTTGGTTGCTGTGCAGACTGTGTAGATTCAGCTGTGGTCTCATTACTGTATATAGCTTTTCCATTACCTCGAACGGTATCAATTAACACATGCTTATATGCAGTTGTTCTATCTTTTATCCATATTAAACCACCAAACTTTTCAGCAGGGAGATTACCCCATTGAGTGTCCATGTCTACACCTGTAGTAATAGACTGTGTACCTCCATTGCCACTATAAAGTGTCGTTGCAAAACCAACATCTGTCATAAAATTTGAAAGAGAGAGTTTGCCGCTTAGTAAGTGGTAGGATGTAACATTGCTAAGATCATAAATATTTGAAAAAGCTGCTTGAACATCTAAAATATTTGCTTTCAAGGATAAATTTGAATTTATCATATCAATAGTTGCACCATACCCAGCCCAGTAACTATTTTGATATTCAGCAGATGCGTCAGGTGGTGTTTCTCCTACTGAATTTTGCAATGACCTATAAAAAATACCATTATGCACATAGCTTTCACTTTCTTGGACATTTGATAGAGCGTTCCAAGTACCTTTAAAGTTAGCAGAAGCAGCGGCTATAGCAGAAGCAGTTACAGTGCTTTCTTCTTTCTCATTAATCCATGTTAATGCACTATTTAGCTGTGCAATAAAGCCTTTAATCTGTGTTGCAAACGTTTTAATCCATGTAACAAAGGCATCGGCTCTTAGTCTAAAATTCGCGCGATCTCTTGAACTAGGTGGATCTTCAGGTAATGTAATATCTTGTTTTATCTGCATACTCGCTCCTCTTTAAATTAATCCCATTATTGTTCCTGTTATAGCTGTCTCTTCATCGCTTTCACAAACTGTTTTTGAAGATTGGAAATAGCCATAAACATTATATAAACCAAAGTTTTTCTGAGTCACCACAACAGGTGTGCCACTAAGCCTTGTGAGCATGTCGTAAATTCTCTCAATCGTATCCGTCGGAGTAAAGATGTCAAAGCCCATTACTTTGGCAAAATTTCCTTTTGATAGGTATGTTGCACCTGTTGAGACATCTTTCGCTATCTTCGAGTAGTCTTCAATACCGAGTTCCGTTTTAAATTTTGCGTAACCAAACTCTTCAAGCTCACCGACAATACACAAACCACATTTTGCATCATTGTCTCCATTATCAATCGTAATCAAATATGATACATTGCGAGATAATGTCTGTCTTTCATACACCGCTTGTTTCTTACGATTGTTAAGCCACTTCCCATAAAAGTAATCTTGCCAATCAAGAACATCTGGGTATAACTCATATTCAATCTCTTCTATGACTTCAAAAGTATCATTATCCACTACTTTGATTGTCACTTTGAACGCATCAAGATTTCCAAGATATAGACCATCTGTATCTATCGCCAAGAGTTCAACATCAATAGTGGATGAATTAACTGTTTGTGTGCTTCCAAATTGATCGAACATTTTAAAGCGATTAGTGACTCCTAAAAATTCCCATTTTCCATCGGCATTGGTTGCTTCATTGTAAACATTGGTACGTGGGTCTACTCCTTTTGTGCCATCTGCTCTGCACTTATACTCACCCCAATAACCCTTATCAGGAATAAAGACTTTTGCTCCAGCACTGTACGTTACCGTAGCATCATAAGATGGAAGTGTGCTTGTTGGAACATTCGAGTTCATAACGTCTATCATTTGTGGTACTAAAATTCTCATGCTGGTATCCCTTGATTAGAGCCATATTTTGTTACTTTCAATAGCTCCTGTTGTGTTTTTATAATTTCATAAAGGTATGAGACCATCTTTGTCAAATTCTTATTTCCACTAGACTGTGCGGAGACAAGAGCACTCAAATCCACTGGAGTCGTAGATGTTCCTAAGTTTTGTAACAACATATCAGTAGGAAGCGTGTAAGCGGTGCTTTTATTTAAACTATCAATGGCATCTTTATATTTCTTTGTAGCATCAGTACTTTTCATCAAGGTGTCGCCTAAACTTGCCCATGCTTCAATGGTGCTTTCGGTAAAGTTATTTTTGATGGCTGCATCGTACATTGATAAGAAGTTATCAACTGTAACAGTTGAAGCACCCATACTGCTAGCAAGAGCTTCAAAGTCCTTTTGTAGATAATCAGCTGTGAATTTTAATTGCTCTGTAGTACCGCTACCAAGCTTCCACTCTGTATAGCCTCGTTGATAGGTAACATATTTGCCAACTGATGTAGTGAGTGCTTCAGCGATTGTTTTATCTATCGACTTTGCATAGTCCACCCATGATTGATAGATCTCATCTAAATTGTTTGGATTTATTGAAACCAAAAAAGCCTTAGTTACATTTGTATCTAAGAAATTTTGTAAGCTTGAAAATCTACCGCCTGCAACAACAATGTCGTTATAACTTCCTAATTTTTCAAGAAGATAATCATAAACACCAATCGTGCTTTTAATTGCGGTTATCTCTTTATCACTAAAGCCTTGTGACCAGTAATCTGTCCATGATTTTGAGCTAAACCAACTTTTCTTTTTATAGTAGGTTTCTGCCCAATATTGACCTGTCGCATTATTTGCAGTTGCGTTACCAAAGATATCAATCCCATTGGCAGAGCCTGTAACCTTTGTCTTGCCAAATAGACCGCCAAGTACCGAGCCAATAACAGAGCCAGCAATAATTCCAATAGGACCACCCCATAATCCTAAACTAGCACCAATGCCACCAAGAGCGCCACCGACAAGACCCGTAGTGCTTGCATACGTGTCAGCTCCAAATATTTTGTCTCCAAGCCACCCAGTGCCATAGCCTACAGCACCACCAATAAGACCTGCACTCAATCCTGAGCCTATAGACATTGCTGTTGGAAGTCCACTCATGCCTGCATAAGCAAAGGGGTTGGCAACACCTGCACCAAAGCTCATTAACCCAGTTGCAGCGCCACCCATTCCCATACTTGCTAAAACACCGCTTGCCGTTTGAAAGCCTGTTATAATGCTACCACTTACCCCAGCGGTTATAAGACCGTATGCAGTTTTTAAAGATGAAGCTGTACTCACTAAAGACATAACATCATTGCCTTGGCTTTTGACTTGTCCAGTGGCTTGATCTATCGTTGTTCCTCCAGCTGTCTTAATCACACCATCGGAAACAGTTGTACCATTTGAGCCAATAATTTTAGAAAGATCAGAAGCGCTTACCGTTTCACCAACGAGCGATGAGCCTGAACTAAGACCGCCATATGTTTGATATACATTAACAAGTCCACTTTGAACGCTTCCTGTCAAACTACCTGCAAGCGTTCGACTTAAGCCCTGTGCTGTTGATGTGCCGATGGATTTAAAAAAGTCTTTGACCCATGAGCCCCAACTTTTAAACTTGCCCGTCATGGCGTTAAAGAAATTCTCATCAAGTGCTTTATTAATATTGTCAAAAGAAGCCAGCATAAACTGATAAAAGCTGTCGGCATTTTGTTTATGGCGTTGGTTTTCAATACCTAATAGCTTCAGGTATTCATCAGCGTTAAGCTTGTTTTGTTCAAGTTCGCGACTAAGATTTGCCATAGCACCATCGTGTCTGATCTGCTCCATGGCGGTCTCTCTTTGAGTGCCATAGAGGCTTACTTCTGCCATTTGCGTTCTTATGTCTAGTTCGGTTTGGAGGTGGGCGTAGGCATCATTTCGCCCTATTTGGTCTGCGACTATGGTTGCATATTCCCCTACGAGTCTTAAATCTTTTCCCTCTTTAATAAGGTCTGCTACGCTTTTAGACAAGTCCTGATACTGTTTATCCGTCTCCGATAAATTGAGAGCATAGATGGAAGCTTTTAACTCCTCATTTCCTGCTTTGATTGTTGCATTCTTTTTTTCTTCGGCGGCGGTTAACTTAGCTGTTTGGAGCTCAGTATCTTTTAACAACCCATTAATTACTTGTCTATCTTTTGCCTCTTCTTTGACAGCTTCTGTACCCTCATATAATTTTTTAGTGCTTTTTTCTTGCAACAGATTGATCTGATTTTGATTTTGCAAAATGCTACTTTTAATGTCATTTGCTTCTTTTTCATACTCAGCCTGAACCGTTGAAATTTTCCCACTTCTTAAGGCTGTCTCAATAGATAAATCTTCAATTTGTTTTTTAATAGTGTATTGTTTATTTAAGCCTGATATTTCTGCTTCAATGCCAGCCATTGAGACCTTATTGGCATCTTTTTTAGCTTGCTGAGCGGCTGATACTTTTTTCATATTATCAGCATCACTATTGAGCTTGTCTTGTAGCTCTTTTTGCTTTATCTCTAGTGTGTTTAATTCTTCTTGGGTCAAGCCAAGCTTTTTCATTTGTTCTATGTATTGCTTTAGTGCTTCTGTTTGTCGCTCTTGACGCGTTGTCTTTTCTTTCTCTTCGACACTTATTTCGGGAGAATTTAAAGCATCATTGATTCTTAAAAGTTCTTTTGCATATTCAGCCTGTGCCTTATATTGTCTATTTGTCTCTTTAAGATTTTCTGCATACTTTAGTGTATCGTCGTTAACGATTTCAAAATACTCACCTGCTTTTTCTACACCGTACATAGTCCAATCGGCTATATTCTTCCAGCCCTCAGCAGATTTAGCTAGTGCTCCTCCTACAAATTCTAGAGCACCACTACCAAGCGCTGATAGTGTATATATTCCTTTTTGATTTTGTTGTATCCATTCATCCAATTCTTGTGATGCGTTTTTAATGTCACTAGGAAGTTTTTTAATATAATCAGATAAATTTAAAATAGATTTTGCAAAGGCATTACTAGTTCCTGTGGCTTTTTCAAACTCTTCAACCGTCTTACTTGTTTCATTTTTCAATATGGTGATTGACCCACCAACGGTATCAGGTATACTTTTAGATTCTGCTGTTAGTGCGGTCATGGACTCTAACAATGCACCGCTGATAATTCCTGCGGTTAATTTTCCATCACTGCCCATTTGTTTAAGCGCACCTGTAGAAACACCTAGGCTTTCCGATACGACCTTTAATATACGTGGGGCATTTTCTGCCATAGCCCTAAACTCATCTCCTTGGAGAACTCCTGCCCCCATTGCTTGAGCGTATTGTAAAGTTGCACTTGTTGATTCTTGCGTAGCGGCACCACTCACTAAAAGAGTTTTGGAAAAAGCATCGACGATATTAGCTGTAGTTTGTGTATTGCCGCCCAACTCTTTTACTGGAGAATTTAGCCTAACATATAATTGACCTGTACTTTCAAATGTTGTTCGACCAGTATTTGCTATATCAATAAGTGTTCTTTGTGTTTTTGAATAACTAAATGAAGCGTCGGAGACTAATCGGATTCTAGCCTCTAACAATGCCATTGCATCTGATGTTTTAGCATACTCTTTAACGGTCTCAAGACCTATATAAGATGCCACAACACCTTTTAAAGCTGAGAATGCCCCTGAGAGGGCGTTAGTGGACTCTTTGAGTTTATTGGTGTGATTGCTAGTTTTTTGGGTAGAGTCACCAAGCTTATTTAATTCCGCATTAATAGTGCTAAGCTCGCCTGTTTGCTTATCAATTTTAACCCTTATGCGTAATTCTTGCTCCATGACTCACACCCTATTGTTGTTGTAGTTCGTTTTTTAAGCGTAGGCATACGCTTAGCATTTCTATGGCATTCATAGACTTTTCTTGTGCATAATCTTTAATAACGTTGTAGTCATTGTGATAATGCACACCACCCATACTCGGAAGAACATTTAAAGAAAGATGGAAGCACTCAAGCACTGCCATCTGCCAAACATCAAGCCCATACTCTTGTGCTTTCATAGTGCCTTTTAAAGAGACAAAGCTTATGAGCTGGAGGACTTTTTTTCTTTTTCTTTTTCGACTGTTTCGAGGATGATGTTGATTATTTTCTCGTAAGACTCTTTGGCATCATCTAGCTCTTTCACAAGAGCATTTTTCCCCTCGCCTAAGACCAGCATCTCAAAGTGATCTTTTGCAATCTCCTCGTAGTGAAGAGGCTCTTTTGCTTTCTCTTCTAGCTTGGGGCGCTTCGACTTAATCTCTCTTAAAAGATTTTTTTGCTCCCAAAGTATCTTAACCCTATCAGCGATAGACATACTATCATCGTTCTCTAGCAGAGCTTTGTTTGTTTCCAAAGCGTCAGTTAACTCAACAAACTCTGTTTTAATAGCCCTATACGTAAGAACTTTGTTCTGTTCAACTCTAATCTTTTCACCAATAAGTTCTTTTTGCTCTTTCGTTAGCTCGGCTACTTCGAGGTCATAAACTTTCTCGCCATACACTAATGAGATTTTTGTGTTCATGCTTTACCCTTATGCATCAATGAGATCGAAAAGGTTTTTACCGCTAGACTTCATTATCTTGCCTTTAAAAGAAAGCTTGGCAAAGTCTGTGTCACTAATGGCAACATCCCCTTCATACGATAGATTAATAAGTGGAATGACGAGTACTTGAGCAGCACCTGTTGCTAAGTTTGTACCATCTACAATCAATCTGCCTAAAGAGTTGGCTACTTTTTGTGGTGCTAGGCTTCGTTGTGTAGCAGCGTATGTTCTATCACTACACTTACTTGTACTAAATGAGCCTGCAGCATAAGCTTCTTTTACGATGTAAAGCGTTGTGCCATCCAAGACAACATCACCAATAGCTCCAACTGCTGTTGAAGCCTTAATGACTTTGCCATTCCAATACGTGTCACCAGCAACGTATGTTGTTGAGGTAATAGAACCTTTAAAAGCAATCGCCAAGTTATCAAGGCTTACGTCACCTATTTCTGTACTTAGCTCATACGTTGCTTTTGTTTCAAGTTCAAACGCTAATTCTCCCATAGAAGTGTCATTGCTCAATAGTTCTTTCTTTTCAGCTGACCTATTAAGTGTCACTTTTTGTTGATACGCCAATGGAATAGCCGTACCGTACCCACTAGTTGTTTTTGGCTCAAATGTAACAGTTGCTGTTACAAGTCTTGCTACTGGCTCTGCCATCTTTTTCCCTTATTTTAAGATCACTGCGAGAACTGCTGCTATCACAGCTCCCAATATTTTGAAATTGACGTACTTAATGATTTCCTCAATTTCACCAACACGTTTATCAAGAGATTGCTCTCTCGTGCTTCCATGCTCATCTTGTTTTCTAAGAGTGTTTTTCATGTCATCAACTTCTTTACGAATATAGTGTTGATGTACAAGGGCTTCAGACATTGTTTTGAGAGTTGCACTAACTTCAGCTTGAGTTTTATCCATTCTCTCAATTGCTTCTTTCGTATGTTTAACAGAAGACGCCAAAACGCTAATGTTTTTTTCATTACTAAGTTGCATACTCTCAAGTCTTGCTAGTCTCTCTGCATCTGTCATTTAAACCCTTTTTAAACACCCTTTAAATTGATACTTCTATCTCTAGTTTGACGGCATACATAAAAAGCTTGTCGCCCTCAAACACCGCTGCTTTAATTCCTCTAAAAAAACTCGTTTGTTCTTTAACGCTAAGATCAAATACTTTCTTGCGTACGACTTGTAACTCTTTAATGATAGAGTCATCGCCTCTACTTGAGAGCGTTACACCTGCAAGTAACAACACAAAATGAGCATTGTCTTTGCTTGCATTGCTAGGGGTTGTCCCATCAAAATATAGGTATAACCCCTTTTGATTGATCGTCTCAGGATGGCTCACTTCTATTGCTTTAGGAAATGCCTCTTTAAGCATTTCAAACGCCTCATTGAGCCTCATCGCTTTTTTTCCAATCAGGATAATATGCAGGGAGATTCCAAACGCTTTGTCTCTCCCCAAATGCCACTACGCTAACAAGCACACCTGTAGTCTCACTTACCTGTAGGCTTTGTGCCTTTTTTATCGCTTGGTTTGCTAGACTTGTCTCCAGCTCCGTCGGTTGGATTTTGAGGAGAAGCATCAGCCTTAGCATCGCCAAGTCCACCAACATTGTTGTTGGTATTGGTTTGTTCTCCGTCAGCTCTAACGCCTGTTCCGATGCCCTCGTTAAAGCCTCCTGTGTCACTTCCTCCTGATTGTTGAGAGAGGTTTTCGCCTGCTCCTCCAATAGAGGTATTAGCTGCGCTACTTGCATTGGTTTCGTCCTTTAGCTCTTTTTTGACTTCAGGCACAGACAAGAAGTCATGTACACTTCTACGCTCACCCATTACGCAACTCCTGAGCTTCTAAAGGCAAACTGCCATAAACCATAACCACCATTCATAAANNACACCAAACAGCGCATCGCCTTTTTTGAACTTGTCATCATCACTTGAGTCAAACTTCGCCTCTTTTGCGACCTGTAAGATGAAAGGCTTAACAGGGTTTTTAGTATCAAGTAAAAACCACTCATCGCCCGTAATCTCAGGTAGAATGACAATCTCAAACATTCCGTAAGTGTCATTGCTTTCACCAGAGGCTAGATTTTGTTTGTTTACCGCAGCGGTTGCTTTAGAAAGTGATTTAGGACCAATAACTAAAACATTTGGGTCTACATGCAATGAGTTACCATTTGCTGCTTTAATGGAGATCATATATGCACGAGAAGCAAGGAGATTAGTGCTATTTAATACAAGGTTTTCCATGTTTGAATAAGTCACAGCATCAGGAGCCTCACCAACAACGTGATCAGTTGCGAAGAACTTTTTACCATCGTATCCATTGTTTAAATGCCCTGAAACAATCATCTGTGCAACAAGTTCACTGCCAAATTGTTTGGCATTGACCGCCATTTGTTCAATTGCTGGCTTGTAAACACCAATCTTGTCATATTCAATATGAATACGAGGAACAGAGATGCTATCTTCCCAGCGTTTATTTTTAATGCTGTATCCAAAATCTTTGAGCGTAGCGATGTCTCTCTCACCAATCCACTCTTTCATTTTTGGGAAGTTACCTAGCCACACATAGTCTTCTGATAGATCAGCGCTATCAATACGCATCGCTAACTTATCTGCTGTGGATACTTGCTCGTTAAACTTTTGTTGAAAAATGGTTTTATAACCAATACTCGTTGACTCAAAATCTGCCATTTATGCCCCTTTACCTGCTAAATATTGCTCGTCTGTTAAGCCAAGTTGTTTGGCGACTGCTTTTTCATTTGTACTCAGTGTTTTACTCTCTTGAGTATTTTCTTCAAGGGATGTTTTACCGCCAAATTTAGCGATAAGAGTTTTTACTTCACCAAGCTCACCCGTGATCTTTTCGTTTTGCTCTTTAAGTGCTTTAAACGATGGATGCTCTTCAATGTCCATACCTGCACCATCTTTTTTACCATTTGCTTCAGTGCCACTTGATTTTTTAAGTGCTTCTAGCTCTGCGCTTAAAGCTCCATTTTGCTCTTTAAGCTCCGCATTATCTGCTTTTAACTTTTCCAACTCGTTCAAGATTTCCTCCTCTTTTTTGTTGATCTCTTGATTTAAAAGATTTGGGCGATTAACCAAACCAACGCTGTCCAATCCAATAACCGTTCTATTATCACCCATGTCAAACACAGGGCTTAAGTAGCGATAACTTCTATTTTCAGCAAGTGTTTTTCCTTTTGGAGTCCATTCAATAGACGCATAGATACCATCGTCTCTTACTTCAAAACTGTCTTTTTGAAACCATGCAAGGGCTTCGCCAAAACTGTGGTTTTCATCTAAAACGATATGAAGCCCATTTCGCTCGATAGATGTTAAAACCATCTCACCATCTATACGAAAACTCCTACCGTCATAGCCGATAACATCACCAACAGGGCTGACCTTTACTTTCTCACCGTCTTTAAAATTAAGTTCTAAAAGAGCTTTTAACTTTGCTCCTTGCGCCATTGTGACTCCTAACGTTTTTGATGCTGCCATTCTAAAGGTTTTAAAGCTTGCCGTCACTCCAAATACGGACATTTGGAATGACTTAAAAAATAATTTGCATTAAAGTTTCGCCATGAAAGCAAAACACGAAAACATCAAAGAACTCTTTATTACTGGCATGAGTATCACGGACATTGCTACGACTGTAAACGTAACACGCCAAACCATCTATACACAAAAAAAACGTGACCTAGAAAAAGGTATTGACTGGGATGAGTTACAGCTTGCTAAAGCGCAAGATATTGCAGGGGTAAAGATGAGCGAGAAAGGCTTTATCTCTCATCTTATTAAGAGCTACGAAGAAGCAATGGAAGGATTAAATGAGCTTCCACCCAAAGAGCGTTTAAAGCTCATAGAACAATATGCTCAAGCCTACTATAGGCTCAAAGCTCCCCTTAAAACGGATTGTAAAGCGCAAGTAAGCGATGCCATCATGCAGACCATTTATAAGATCAGCGAGTTGGCAGCGGAAATGAATAATAAAGATGTCATTGAGTTTTTAAGCAAGAACGCTGACAAGATTGTAGAGCGCGTCACATCAAAGAGTAAAAATGCGTAAGATAGAAATAGACGAGCTAAAAGCCCATCTTAGAAACCTCCCAAAACTGGTTGATAAACAAAGACCAGAGCGCATTCAAAAGGCACAGGATGATTTTGAGTATGCGGTGCAAACCTACTTCCCACATCATATTGACTATTCAAAAAAAGAGACTTCAAAGTTTAGAAAGTTTTGTTACAAAGAACTCCCAAGCCTCTTAGAGAAAGAGCGAAAGATCGATGGAGAAGCGTATCGTGGTGCGGCAAAGACCACGATGATCACTCGTCTTTTAACGCTGTGGAAAACCGCCATCAGAGGTGAGAAAAAGCATGGCGCAATTATCTCCTCAACCATTGATGTAGCCGTAGAGTCTCTTGATGTTATCCGAACGGAGCTGGAGGATAATGAAAACCTTATCAGTGACTTTGACATCATCACAGGGGATAAACTAGGCGAAAGCTGGACAAATGAGGAGATCATTTTTAGCACTCGTGGTGTGCTCATCCGCATTAAAGCATTTGGTGCTGGCAAGAAGATCAGGGGTGCAAACTGGAGAGCCAACCGCCCTGATTGGATTGTGTGTGATGATATTGAAAACGATGAGAACGTAGAGAATAAAAACCAACGTGACAAGCTCTATAAATGGTTTATTAAAGCCATCATGAAATTGCCAGCACGTAAAAGCATGACCTATAACATCATTTACATTGGTACAAAGCTACATCATGACTCAGTACTCTCACGCATCCAAGACCGTGTGGACTTTGTGCATTTTAGCTATCCACTCGTTATTGCCTTTCCTTTAAACATAGACCAAATTGACAAACATCATCTCAAAAAAAGTGACATCAAAGGGATGGTGCTAGACGACCCAAGCCTTGATGCGATGGAACTACTCAAAGAGTACCTAGAGGACAAAGACAGCTTTATGTCTGAGTATCAAAACCAACCTCTCTCTGCTGAGGCTTTAACGTTTGGAGGATACTCAACGCATAATGAAGCGCCACTATGTGATGCCTATTTTATGGGTATTGACCCAAGTCTAGGAAAAGCAAAAGGTGACTACTTTGGTGTTACGGTTTTAGGGTATAGCTCAGCACTAAAACGTTTTTTTAGTCGCACATGGATGTATCGTATTAAAGCTACCTCTATGATAGATAAGCTTATTTGGCACTACAAACAAACTGCACGGTACGAAAGACCTATTAAGATCGCCATTGAAATTGTGCAGTTCCAAGAGTTCTTTAAAGACACGCTTGCCAATAAAGCGAAAGAGGAGGATATTCATCTTCCTATCGTACCTTTAACCAATGCAGGCGTACCTAAAGAACTACGCATTGACTCGCTTGCACCTTTGATCTGTGATGGAACGATCAGCATAGATGAAGCCTCTATCCTACTCATCGAAGAGTTAGACACTTACCCAAAAGCTCCACATGATGATGGACTTGACTCATTAGAGATGGCATATCGCATCGCTAAGCGACCAACGTTTAGTTATGAAGAGCTAGAAAAGCACCAAAAAGAAGCAGAAGAACAAGAAAAAATATTAAGGGAGATTCGTGGAGAAGATTGAAAAATTGTTTGGACTATTAAAAGCTGGAGGCGACTACGCTAAAACAGACCTAGCTCTCTATACAGAGCTAAGCGCAGGAAAGATAAAAGTAGCCATCAGCAATCAAGACCCAGCGCATCGCTTTCCTGTGTACAACCTTATAGAGTTAAAAGACACTTCGTTTAGTTCTGAGGTAGAAAAACGCTACGACACACTAGAGGGTAAATCGTACAGTTCAAATTTAGACCCACAATATGAAGAGAGCATTGAAGAAATCATCATGGCATCTCTTGATGCAACGATATGGGGATATGGTGTTGTTGAAGCCTATATCGAAATGGATGGCGATAAAGCACAGCTTCGTTTTAGGCGTATAGAGAAAGAATATTTCTATTTTGAAGGGGGAGAGCTTTACCTCCAAAATGACAATGGTAAAAAGTTTAAGCCTGAAGCTCCACGATTTTTTGTCTTTAAGAAGAAAGCCAAAGCACTCAAGCTCTTGTGGCTTATCTTTGCAAAGCATTTTGTACTAAGCCATTATATGAAGTTTGCGGAGTTCTTAGGTATCCCTCCGATTATCGTCAATGCCTCCAGTTCAGAGAAGGAGACAGTATCTGCTATCAGTGAGGGGATGAGGCGTTTAAAAAGTGCCTCTTATGCCGTCCTTGGCAAAGAGGATGTTGTTAAGCTTTTAGAGGGCAAAGGTAGTCAAGCCGACTTTATGGAATTTGTAAAGTACGTGGACAATGAAGTTGCAAAAAGCATTAACGGCTCAACACTCTCAAGCAATGCTGGAAAAACTGGCTCTTTGGCACTAGGGCAAGTGCATGATGCCAATCGCTATGACATCACCGCTAAAGATGCAAAGTTTGCAGGGCGTTGTATTCAAAAAGCGTTTAAAGCGTTTGGCATAGATGCGAAAATAGTCATCCTTGTTGAGAAAGATAAAGACCTACTACAACGAGCGCAAGTTTTTCAAATTGTTGCAGAGCAAGGTTACGAAATGACGCCTTATCAAATTGCTGAAGAGTTTGATTTGCCAAAGCCTGCTAACAATAACGTCCTCAATAAAAAAGCCTTAGCAAAAAATGCAAAGACAGCTAATCTTCCAGCTAATCAATTTGAGGCATTCACTCCTCCAGCCAAGCATGAAGAGGAAATTAAGAGGGCTTTAAATGCCATTTTAAATAAAGCCAATAGTTTTGAAGAGGCTTTTGATAAATTGGTAGAAGCATTCCCACATTTCAAACTAGAGAGCCTAGAAACAGCCCTTAGTAATGTCATTACCAACAGCATGATTTTAGGCGCAGTTGATGAATAGTCAAAAAATGCCTCTTAAAACCGTTTTATTCCATTTTGTGAGTTATCACCCTAAAAAAATGATAAAAGCGATTTTAAACCCCTTTAAACTATTTAAAAACAATGGTTTACACCTATGTTAACTATCGACTTTACAAAAGAGCCTAAAGAGGTCGTGGATTATCTCGCAAAAAAAGGTTTAAAGACAACCTTTGACTACAAAGAGATGATGCACGAGGCACACCATACCGCTTTTACGGTTGCGAAGATCACCAACCTTGATCTGCTATCAGATGTGCATGAGAGCCTACAGAGTGCTTTTAAAGAGGGTAAGCCGTTCAAACAATGGAAAGATGAGCTTACGCCCACTCTTCAAGCCAAAGGCTGGCTTGGCAATGTAACTGCCATTAGTCCTGATACAGGAGAAGTTAAAGACATCTATGTTGGTAGCCGTCGCCTTAAAAATATCTACACCACCAACATGCGTACCGCCTATGATCGCATCAACTATAAAAACCTTATGGAGGGCGATACGGAGTACTGGCGATATGTCTCGCTCCTTGAGGGAAGTAATAGGCGGTTAAAGCATAAAAAGATGCATGGCATCATCCTCCCTCGCACACACCTTTTTTGGAAGAAAAATAAGCCTCGTTGCGCATGGGGATGTCAATGCCATGTGGATGGCTATACCAAAGAAGAACTAGATGCAAAGGGCTGGAAAGTAAGTGAGGGAGACTTTGCTGACATTGCAGATGATGACTGGGCGTATGACAAGCTAGAGGGAGCTTACAAACCTGAGCAGTCCTACTTCGAGAAAGTAAAAGCATTTACATGTAAAGAGCAAAACGCCAAGATTAGAGAAGTGCTGTGCCCATTTGTGGAGGCAATTAAAACAGGGTATCTCGCTGATATGTTAAGCCTATTACCAAGCTCAAAAGAGTGGAGTAGCTTCGTAGCTGATGCGCTAAATCCTGACATTAAAAAACATACAGAGATGCGACTAGGCTATCTTAGTGCTATTGAGCCTTTAAGTTCTTGGCTCAAAGAAAGCCAACCTCAAAGCGACTTGATTTTAGCAGACACAGGAAGCATACGAAACTTAAGAGCTAAAGCAGACACAAGCAAACAAGGAAAGGTTTTAGAAGTCAAAGAGATCAAAGAGCTGCTTAGCAAAATCCATACGCCTGATGAGATTTACCTTGATGAGGATGTTCTTCTGATTTACAAAGGTGAAAAGACCAACAAGATCGTCATTAAGATTGGCTATCAGGATAAAGACAGAATTTATAACAAGCTCTATTCAGGGCAAAAGTATGATGAAGATGGCTTTAAGTCAGTGATTAAAAAAGCAAAGAAGATTTTATGATGATAAGCACGGTGGGAATCGAACCCACGACCCATTGGCGAGTGCCAACCGTTCTACCGCTGAAACTTACTGCGCTTATCACCGTTAACGAAATTATACCACATTGAAAGGAGTTTAATGCAAACAAAGAAAGCTTCGTTTTATGAAAGCTTATTTAACACGTTCAGCGGATTTTTGCTGAGCCTGATCGTAGGATATTTTTTATATCCATACTTTGGTATGTCACAAAGTTGGGAGAATTCATTTTGGATTACGGTCATTTTTACGTTTATCAGCATAGTGCGAAACTATGGGAGTAGACGGTTGTTTAATTTTTTATATGTAAAGGGGGTTTTATGAAAAAAGTGTACGCATGGATTTGTTTAAGATGGAGGATGGTTGCTCAACCAAAACTCCTAAATGGTGCTAGTAAGCTAAGAGCTGTGAGAAAATTACTGCTTGATGTTGTATTGGCTGTTAGTATTGTGCTTCTTATTACGATGCATTTTAAAGATGCGCTGCCAAATGACTTGCAAGTGTATCTCGTAAAAATGGGACAAATCAATATCTCACTTATCTATGGGTGGATTGTCGGACGGCTATTCCTTGGTAAAGTGGATTGGGAAAATGAAAAGAAGTTCACACCTCAGAATACAGGACGTTTATTTTTATGGGGTGTCATCATAGTTGCGTATGCATTAGGCGGGTGATATGCTTAAGTTGCTGTTATGTGCGTTTATCTTAGCGAGTAATGCATTTGCTTTAGAGCGTTGTGCGTCACTCAAAAGAGAAGTTAGGTTGGCACACTGGAGAGCATTCGGGACGAACTTCCCTTGGCAGTATGGGGTCGCTCAGTTACATGCAGAAAGTAGCTGTCGAGATATTATCAGCAATGATGGAGCTGGGTCTCAAGGGGTCGCTCAGATCACATATAAGCTATGGAAGAAGGTCTTAGATGCCAATGGCATTACTGAGATCACAAGCTTACCTAATAGCCTACGAGCACAAGCGGTAATTATGAAATCAGTTCATAGGGAAGGCAATCCTCTATGGGTAACGTACCAAATCTACAATGGTGGTGGGTGGGTACTCAAAGAGATCAAAAGAGCTGGAGAGATGGACTGGGCTAAAGCGAAATATCAATGCGAAGAGTACAGAGAGCGAAAGCTCAATGGTGAAAAGAGTCTTGATGCTAGAACAAATAGTCGCTTTACTCTAAAGGATGGAACGGTGCAAGAGAAAAGCAACTGTGACATCAATTTCAAGTATTCAAAAGATATTTATACATTGGGAGGACAATATGGAGATGTTCAAGACAATCCTCAGTTTAGGTACTGGTAGTCTATGGAAAGGCGTTAGCATTCTTTTGGCTGGCTTGCTGATTACTTCTGGGCTTTTTGCTTTAAAAGAGGTTGTATCACTTCATTCTACAATCTCTGATAATGAAACGGTCATTAATAAACAAGGCAAAGAGCTTACAGAAAAAGAAGCTACGATTAAAGGCTTACAAGAGAAAGTTAGCCTTAAACAATCAGAGATCAATCTTCAAAATGAGAAGATACAAGCGAACGCTGTAGATCAAGAAAATAAGCTCAAGGTCGTCAATGAAGAATTGGCAGCAATTACCAAACGTCACAGAACGCTTTGGGATGACATCTATAAATGGGAGGGAGATAAAAATGCGACATCTTGTGATAATGCTCGTAGCTTTCTTAATAGTCGGCTGTGGAACTCAACACGAACGTCAAATAAATAAAGGGGTAAAGGATGGAAACAAATCAAAACAAATTGAAGGGTTTATGTATCAGTATAACCGTGATTTTATTATTGGCTTTTAGCGGTTGTGGTGTTGATCAGCCGCAAACACCGCAGATTGATCAGTTCGTGAATATCCCACAAAAATGTATCATAGAGCTAGACCCTGAGCCAATCATTGAGCCTAAAGAGTTTCAAAAAGGTCAAGAGCTGGAGCAAGCGAAGTGGTCATACGGTAATTATCTGATCGTTGATGAAGATAATCAAAAGATTAGGGCAAAAGTCAAAAAATGCCAATAGAAATACAAGGTATTAAGAGCATCCAAAAAAAGCTTAAAACGCTTGACGATGCTCTCACTCCATCAAAGATGCGCTCAACTCTTTTAACTGTTGGAAACATGGTTAAGAACTCTATAAGCGAAAGTTTCGAGAACGAGCGCAGTCCTTTTGGTGAAAAATGGGCACCGCTTAAGGTTATTAGTTACCATTTAGGATATAGCATTGGTAAGGGTAAAAACACGCATACAAAGAGAGGAGTTCAAACTAAAGCTTTTCAAAAATATGCTGCCAATAAGCGGATACTCATTGAAAGCACGCATTTATGGAGTAACTGGGTTGTAATGACAGATGAAAATGGTGTGGAAGTTAGTAATAACACAGCTCGTACATCTAAAGGCTATATTTATGGTCTTGCACATCAGTATGGTACAAAGAACATTCAAGCACGTCCATTCTTGCCTATAGATGTCAATGGGAACCTAGAGCCGAAGCTTCTTAAAACGATGGATAGTTATTTGGGGAATAAAATCGGAGAGTTATTAAAGTAAAAAAGGGTTAATCCTCTTTTACTTTGCTTGCGCTTGATTACAAATCTTTTGCGCCTTTTTTTGCAGCCTGTTTTTTAGGGTCTGAGTCGGGATATAATTTCATATTCATAATTATAAATGTTCCATTGTCTACATCTTTTAGCCCAATAATAGAGTCACCTTTCATCAACATAAGATCGTGTGGATTTTTTGTTTTAGTTTGATATAGTTTCCCGTACTTTTCTTCAACAGCATCTAATATTTTATTAAAATTATCAATACCTACAAAATGACCTTGTATAATACAAAATTTACCATCATAAAAGCCGTAAGAAATATCAGTTAGCTTGGCATTCCCAATTTGCAAATAATCGTTTTTTTTAGAAACATATGCTACTTTATTGGATGAATCAGGATAAGTTGTAATGCTTCCTAATTTCAAAGGGCTATCTCCCCATTTCATATCTCTAAAGCCATCAATATCAGCTGCAGAGCATGAAACAATCAATGCTAAAATAACAAGAAACGCTCTCANNATAAGGTACACCTTTCATTATTTTTTGATATTAGGTAATTATAGTAAAAAGTTCTTAGAAAAGCATTCTGCAAACTTTTTATGCATACAACTTGTACAACTATACAACTACAACATTAGTACAACTTCAAAACCGCCTTTTTGTGGTAGTTTTGAAGTGTTGTTGTAAAGTTGTAGTAGTTGTATATATTTGAGATATTTGTGGATTATTGTACTGTAACAATAAGTTTCATGCTAGAGATTGAGGCTATATCTTCTTTAATTGTGATCTTATTGTGCTCAAGGAATTTCTTTAGCTCATCGTGTGTCATTGTAGCCTCAATGGTTAGCTTTTGTTTCTTTTGCCAGTTCCACTTCGAGAACTCAACTCTTCTTAAAAATCCAAACACTGTGACTCCTAACATAGGTTATATATTTTTCGATTTGCTTTTTTGGTGACATTCCAAAACTTACCATCAAACTTCTCAAGGAAGTTTAACATAGTTCTATCTGCCTTACTTTTACCAAGAGCTGCAAGGATTTCGCCTTGTGTTAGCTCTTTGTCTTTTAAAAGCTCTTTGATCTTGTCCGTAAGCTCTTTGTCGCTTTCGCTTAACGTTGCGATCATTGTATCAAGCTCTTTTAGTTCAAGTGTCTTTGTGTCGATGCTATAGCTTACTTCACGTACTGGCATACGGTACTTTTCAGGGGCGAGTGAAAAATCTATATGCCCATTTTGGTCACTGATCTTGCCTGCTTTCCAAACTTCATCAAGAGCATCCATAAGTCCACCACCACCTTTCATAACATCGCCTTTTTTTGTGGTATGGTTTATGACAATAACCGTTCCCCCTGCCTTACGTATTCGTTTAAAGATCATTACGAGCTTATCAATCTTATGCTCATCGTAGATGCCTCCACCCAAGAAGAACTTTAAACCATCGTAGATAAACACGGCTTTATCATAGCCCACTTTTGCATTTTCAATGATCTTATCGTTTGCTTCGTTCATCTCTTTTCGCATATCGTCCATAAGGTCGCCATTGAGATAGACCATTTTCCCATTCATAGCTTTAATGTGTTTATCAAAGTTTCTCTCCTTAATAACATCAATGCCATTGTCAGGGTCGAGGTAGCATACATCATAGCCTAGATCAATAAGGAGCTTGGATATACCAAAGCATAACCATGTTTTACCTGTTCCTGCTTTTGCGTAAATCATATTGATGCTACGCTCAAGCAAAAAACCTTCTATAATTGCCTCACGTTCTCCAAAAATATCCATATCTTGTTCTATCTGTAAAAAATCAAATCGGCTCACTTATATTCCTTTGCTTCTTTTTCCTCATCTTCAAAGAGGCTTTTAAGATAATATTTTGGGTAAAAATCATAGGCAACAACTTCCTTCGTTTGCCATACATATCCGCATTTTGGACAAATGCGCTGTCTAACATTTATAAGACCTTTAACTGTTCCATTTACTTTTGTCTTTTCATGACAACAGCGAGGGCAGAACATCAACGCACCTTAGCGAGTGCAATAAGTACCTTTGTAGCCTCGCTCTTTTTAAGACATTCGAGAGAGATAAACAGCGTACCAGTGTATTTTTTAACAAAGTGAAGCATGGCAACATCGCTTTTATCTCTCGCTTTCTGCTCCCAAAGTGAACGAATGGCAGCACATTGCTTTAGCGTTATACCTCCATCTTTTGTGCTTTGTTGCATAATGGCACGCCCTGCAAGATCAGGAGTAAGGCTTAGTACATCCTCAACCTTGTCATTTAAGACGTTAAGTACATGCTTTAGTTCTTTAATGGAGAGGTCTTTTGAGGAAGTAACGCCAAAGCGCACAAATAACCAATCTTCCCATGCACCACCAACATGAAGCTGTGCATAAGTATAGTTTTGATGAATAGCCCTTAATAAGCTCTTGCGATAAGTGTCTTGTTTAAATGTCATTAGTTACCTCTTATCGTTTTTTTAATGTCTTCAAATAGCGCTCTAAGCGCAGGGTCTGTACACGTAATGTCAAAGCTCCCTGTACTTCGCTCACCATAGATCAGCGTCGTAGGCTTTACATGTAAAACCTCTTTAGGCTCTGCGATCACGCACGCTTCGATCTCTTTAAAGACCACATTATTGGCTTTTAAATCCTCTTTATAAAGGGAGTAATAGCCTCGCATCTTTGCTTTAATGTCCTCTTTTTTGTATGCAAACTCAAACTTAGCGGTTTGATGTTTAAACACAAAGAAAAGCACGTTACCTTTGATCTTCGCATAACGAAAAAGGTTAGAGAGCGCTAAGCCCTCTAACCCTACGGTTGCTATGTTTTGGATGGTTTTATATCGCTCCATCCCAACATAAAGCGCACTAAGCTCACTCACCTTATACCGCCGCAATGTCAATGGGGATAATCGCCCACTTTTGGTCTGTGCTCTCTCTCATATAGAAGCGAATGTAGCTTCGTGTAAAGGCTACTTTTTTGCTTTCGTCGATAATGCTCATCGCTTTATTCCATCGTTCGTCTTGGATGTCATACTGTTTTAGAGCAAAGATTTTCTTAGCATCAATATTTCCCTTTTTGTCTACTTCAAAGGCTTTGGTAATAAGCGTTTGAATGGTAGGCGATGCACCTTTTGTTTCGTCTATCAAAAACTCATCCACCAAGCTTTTTGCAACTTGGATTCTCTCGTCAAACTGTAAGTTCTCAGAAACGGAAAGCTCTACTTTAAAAGTGGAAGAGAAGTTCTCAAGCGCTATGTTCCCTTTAACACTTTTTGATTTTGCATCTACGCCATAGTCTTGTAAAAGAAGCGCAAAATAATCGTTCACTTCACCATTACTGTCTTTTTTAAAGGCAGTGATTGCATTAGACATTTGCAACGCAGCATTGCCAAGTCTTTCAACCATCTCATCTTTTATCTTATCAACAACCCTTACATTGTCAGGGTGAAACGTATCCCCCTTACCGTTAATCCAAAAACCTCTTCCGTCTTTATTTGCCATTTTGTCTCCTTTTATTTTTGTATTCATTTTTAGTCATTGTCTTCCTCCAAAAGTGGCTCACCTTTCTCAAACTTTTGTCCGCAGAAAGGGCAAAAAGTCATCGCTACAAAGCTTCTATTCTTCGTTTTATTAGCGAAGGTGTCACCATTTTGCTTAATGTTGTAATAGGTTGCTTCAATATAAAGACCTACGCCAACACCCCCATCAAATCTAAGCACTCTGTCTGCCCAATCAACTCTAAAGTCTTTAACCTCTTTTTTTGGTTGCATCTTTGGAGTAATGTTTTCCAATACTTTTTTTAAACAATCACACATCATCGCTCCTTACGCCATGTCATAAGATAAAGCCATATAAGGCTTTGTTTTTTTCGTATAGGCTTTTTTGCACGTCTCTTGGGGGGGGTAACTTCCCAAAGCTTTACTGAATACATGCTCTTTTTAGGCATAGGATTAAGCGCTAGTGTTTGCATATATCACCTCCACATCTTCGAGCTTTGAAGTCGCCCATAACTTTTAGGACGCCAGCTGCTTGAGAGCGAGATAAGTCAAGTCGCTCATACTTACCAAGCCCACTCAATTTCACCTGTATGCGCTCGTTCTCAGTTCTCAGCTTCTCTAGTTCTGCTTTTAACATCTCAAGCTGAGCCTTTAATGACTCAACACCGAGCAATCTTCTTAAAAACTCTTTCATTGCATCGCCTCCTCAAAGTTTTGTGTATCACCACCATATACTTCAACAAAGTCCTCACACCAGTACTTCACCTCTCTAAGGTTTTGACATCGTTTCCAAAGCTTAATAATCTGCTTGTCATCAAGCGCAAGCTCAAAACTATGTGCCATCATTCCAACTTCAACTACACTAAAAGGCTCAATAGGTAAGCTCGCACGAATACGAGACTCAACTTGTGGATGTGACCTTGCGATAATAAGGTCAAGTCTTTCAGTCCCTACCAAGATCATAGGTGTCTCAGTCTCATCATGGATGTGTCTTATCTGCTCCAAACTTGACTCGTTTAAAAAGTTCGACTCGTCAATAATGATAACTTTACGATTTGAGCCAAGCTCTTTTTTGATGCCACGCATGAGATCTTTTTTGTTCTTTGGAATGTTTTTAATGCCAATAGAAAGGCTCAATTCTTCCAAGAACTCCTTTTGGCTCATGCCATCATAAGAGGTCACGATGCACGTTTGTGGGTATTTCTTAGCAAACGCTTTAATCGCTGTGGTCTTTCCTGTACCGCTTTTACCACAAATTTTTGTAAGGGCTTTTTGTTTGGTACTTTTGATGAGTGTGGCAATGATGTTCTCAGTGTTTGAGAATTCTAAGATGCCAGCATTAAGACAAATTTCGCTGTATTTACCCCCTTTAAATTCACCCTTTAAACCGTTTAAAGGCTCTTTAAATAGGTCTTTAGACTCTAAATAATTGATGATCTTCTCTTCAACTTCTTTTTTCTTTCCATCGCTTAGATTGTAGTCACCCCAACCGTTTAGACATTTGGAAACATAAGCTACATTTAGCCCTGTATCTCTGCTGATTTGACCAGCACTGCCACCGCTCTCCTTGAATTTTCCGACTAATTCTTGTAACATTGCGTTATCCTTTTAAAGCACGGAGTGCATTGTCCATGTCGTCCGTGCTGGGTCTGTATTCTTTTTTATTGCCAAGTCCTGCTTTCACTTTAACGGTAATCTCAACCTCCTCATCTTTGTTTTTTGGTTTTATAAACATCTCTTCTTTATGTTCTTTGTATGCTGTTTCACGTTTTGCTAAGAGGGTTTGAGCGTGTGATTTGTAAGACTCATTTTTAAGCACTCTGAGGTCTTTTGCGATAGCTTTTTTAGTGCTGACAAAGTTCTTTTTGTACTCTTTTTGAGCTGCTTTAACTTCCTCAGCGCTGAGGCTTATGACTCTCTCATCCAATGCCTCACACACAAACTCACCCTCAAGCGTATAAACATATGCTTTTGAGCAATTATCAATATCCTCAACAAGCTCAAACTTTGTACCGATCTCATAATCTCTATACATTGCAAGGTTCTGATAAAAGAAGCCGTTGTATCTAAGCCCTTGAGCGTGTAGAGTAAGTTGTTTGGATTGTCCAAGCACTCTTAAATCAACAGCGCACTCCATGCTCTCCCAACCTTTGTTATAGGTGTTGTCTATATGCTCATCAATGATTGCCATTAGCTCATCACGAGTGAGTAAACCACTAAGGTGTGTTTTTGCACCACTGAGTCGTGCTGATTTTTCGATTGCTTGAGACTCAGCTTCGATGCGTTCCCCTGCATTGTGACCGATGAAACCAGGTAAAATCTCAAGTGCATGTTGGATGCTTCTAAAGCCTCGCTCAATAACGCCTTTTTGATAGCCCTTAAACGGTTCAGCCGCCCAGTAAGCTATACCAAGACGTTGTAACACGCCTTGGAAATGTTTTGAAACGTAGTCTTTCCCGTTGTCACCTTTAATAACAAGAGGTTTTCCAAGGCGTTGAAGTGCTTTTTTAAGTAATCTTACGTTTGCGTAAGAATTTGGAGAGTCATACAGCTCCCACACTCTTTTTTTAGATGCTGTGTCAGTGATAGCGATGGCAGTGTAACGCTGAGGCTCACCAAGATCATTAAGTGCCATGAAGTCGATTTTAGTAGCGTCTATCTGCCACTCATCATTCTCTTTGAGGTAATTTCGTATCGCTGTCGGTCTTACATCAAGACCGTCTAGTCCTCTTTTGAGAAACGCTCTTATACTTGGGTTTTCTTCCTTGAGCTTAGTTGCATTTCTAAAAAAAGTACTAAAAGTAATGTCGGCTTTGAGATTAAAACGGTCAAAAGGCACACCGTTTTTTCGTGAATAGAAAAGACAGTAAGCTTCAAACCATGTCGTTGCATGAGCTGAGCCTACTGCATAGATAGCCTCTTCGATTAAAGAGGTGTTCGCCTTTTTATTGTTTGCACCTCTTTTATCTTTTAGAGCTTTTGCACCCTCTTTGGTAAAACGATCAACCCATCTATAGATGCTCTTTTCATTTTCACCATACTCCTCAGATGCCTTTTTAACACTATAGGCGACTGCGAAATTGACTATTTCCTTTTTGTAGGCTTCTTTACTTTTAAAATCGCTTCTTTGTTTAACGGAGATACTGGGTTGAGCAATACAATCGCTTGGATTAGCTCCCATCGGTTCATCTCGAACGACATCCCCATCAAGAAGGTTATTTGGTCTTGCAATAAGATCATTAACTCCTCTTCTGACTTCGTCAACAGCTCCTGAGCTAAAAACATCTTCTTCCTCTCCTATCCATATTTGTAAAACTTTTCCGCCTGCACCTATACCATCGACGTACTGAAACGGTAAATATTTACCGCCAACTGAGCAAATTTTTTTATCTTTTAAATTAGCGCGCTTAACAGCCTTAGCCAAAGCATCATAATTTACATGTAAAAGCTCTGCCGCCTCTTTACTACTTATCCAACTCATTGCATAAACCCATCTTTTTTAAGTTGTGCCACACATGCTTTAGAAACCTTATGCCCAGCAATCACTTGTCTCAAAAGCTCATAATGTAATCCATTTACTTTTGCATAGTGCTTTACCGTTCCGAACTTTTCTTTTATAAGCTCTGTAATCGGTTGCTTTGCCATTTGCTTTCCTTTCTGATATACTTCCTAAATTGTTATGATGAAAGTATAGGTAAATATTGTCCTATTGTCAAGGGAATTTTATGGAAATCGGTCAAAAAATAAGGCTTCTTCGTTTAGAAAAAGGGTTAACACAGATTGAACTATCAAAAAAATCTGGAGTATCTGAAAAAAGTATTAGGCGCTACGAAGCTAATGAAGCTAATGTAACAATTTCTATTTTGGAAAAAATTGCTAAAGCACTTGATGTTAATAAAGATTATTTTATGTCCATAGGGAATGATGTCCATAAGCCGTCCACAAGTCAGTCCATAAGTGTCCATAAGTTGTCCAATACTCATCAAGTTGTAAACGAAGTACAACAAAGAACCACTGTAAAAGTAAATTATTATCCAAACATCTTAGCCTCGGCAGGCTTTGGAGCCTTTAATCACGACATAAATGTAAGAGTGCTTGAATTAGAAGAGGGGTTTTTAATGGCACTAGGGCTTAAATGCTTTAAAAACCTAGACCTCATAACAGTCTATGGTGACAGCATGGAACCGTTTGTCTCAAATGGTGAGCTTATCATCCTACAGCGAGACGTAGAAGCCCAAAATAGCGACATAGTTGTAGCGAACATAGGTGGAGAAGTCTACGTTAAAAAACTCCAACGAGACCCCATTAAAAAGTGGATAAAATTAACCTCACTCAATGTCATGTACCCAGACATAGAGCTAAATGAAGATGAACAAAAGTACCTTTCCATCATAGGCATAGTGCGCGCAAAAATCCGCCCATTTTAAACCCTCATTAAATACCTTTTAAAGAATGTTAAAAGTGTAAAAGTATTTGTCTAGTTGTGTGTGAAGTTGTAAAGTAGTTGTAACTTGCAGATAAACGAGAAAAAAGTGCCACAAAATACCGACACCACCGAATAAATCGCCAAAATTTTCATCCCCTATATTTTTCTCATTTCATACGCTTTTTTACACTATTAATTGCTCATACTTCTCAACAGATAAAGATGGATCATCAGAATAAAATATATAGGATGTCCAATTTTCCCATCCATCTAAGCATGACAACTCTATCCATTGTTCAATATATGAAGCATATAATTCATCATCCTTTTGCTTTGCATTATCAAAAATTTCTAGCTTTGACTTAATCCATTGCTCATGCTCTTTTTTTATATTTTTCAGTTTTTCAATTGTATAAACTTCTGGATTATCATCAATAATCTTGTGATGATTTCTACATAGAAGTAGAAGATTTTCATATTTATCTAACTTATTAATATCAAATTTTTCATCCCCTCTTGGGCCATTATTTTTTTGTGCAACAATATGACACTCTTCACCTATTAATGATTCATCGTCAGTTTCCAATATATCCATTACTAATTCTATTTTGCAATTTGGCATTGCACATCTATTGCCAGACCGACCCCATAACATTTTGTGAGTTTTAATTGAAATTGGCAAATTATTCTCCTACTCTTTTTACATGTGACTCTTACGGATACGAAACTAAAACCTTCTCTATCGCCTCTTTCAGCTCTGCATTCAGATTATCCATCTTATTGACCATCCACAAAAGATAATTTCTATCTATCTCTAAAACTTCCTCTGGCGTTTTGCCTGCGTATTTACCAAAGCTGATGGTAAGGGTGACGTTCTCTTTAGTAGCTTCGAGGGCGTGAAGTATGGAGGCTTTGACGTCTTCGTCAAGTCCATTTGCATTTTGCATGTAGTACAAGTCTTGGCGGTCTATTTTAGCGACATCGACGAATTTTTTGCCTTTGTTTTTGCCATACGGTATGTGACTTAAGATGATGGGTTCTGAACACAAAAGTATCATCTTGGGCATGGAGTGTTCTTCACACAGGCGTTCAAAAAGATGCTTAAGGACAATGACATCACCAAGAGCGTCGTGTGCTTTGATGGAGATGCCTAGCTTCTTCGCTACGCCCTCTTCTTCTTTGTAAAGACCCCATTGGTAGCGTTTAAACTGTAAGCTAAACGAGCCTTCTAACGGGTAGTAGGCACGTAAGATGCGAAAGGTGTCGATGAGATTCATCTGTGAGGTAAAGCC